TAAAACCAGAAACTCCACCTGTAAAACCACCTGTAAAACCAGAAACTCCACCTGTAAAACCACCTGTAAAACCAGAAACTCCACCTGTAAAACCGGACACAGCGACGGGAACTGGCACGGGAACTGGTACACAAACAACGCCACAAACAAAGCCACAAACACAAACCCCAATCCCAACACCGACCCCACCAAGGGGAGGACCAGGACCAGGACCAGGACGAGGACCAGGACCAATTTTAAAACCACCAATCCCAATCCCACTTGTATTACCAAAAGTTGGTGAACCTAAGAATGTAGGTAAGGTTGTAAAAGTTTAATTATTCAACTGTATTTTTTTTATAAATACTTTCATAAGAACTATTGTAAGCAGGTAAAACCAGATGTCTCTTTGGGGAAATAAAGATTCGGTCTATTCGACAGGCACAATTGCTGTCAATTTAGGAACAAAAACCGTAGTCGGTGGCGTTGGCGTTGTTACATTCACCACTGCCGGAATTGCCACTGGTAATGTCATCACTGTTGGTGCTGGGGCAACTTATGGCTATGCTGTTGTAACTGGATTTACTTCCACAACTGTTTCGATTGCTAATACTGATAATTTTATTGCTGGACTTACAACTGTTGCCGCTGGCACTGCCTATAATATTTCACAGGAACCACTTTACACTCTTGGGGATTCTACTTACAAAGCACCTGAATCTAAGACTGTTGGGTATTCAACCAGTCCAGTATTCACTGGTGTATTTGGTGTGGATACAACTGAGCAGAGTGTTGCTAATGCCGGATCTGGAAACGCTAGAAAGTTTGCTGCTCCTCATGCTGGATGGGTTGGTGTTACAACTTATATTGATCAACACGGAACTCTTAGAGTTAAGACCGAAACGCTAGTTGCTGGTAGTAGCATTACTACTGATGCTGACGATGATGCTAAGTATCCTGACACCTGATAAATAATTAAACGATTGATAACATGATATGAGATTTGATGAGTTGAATGATCAAAACTATATGATGTTTGCAATAAAACATTATGAGAATCCTCAAGCAGTAACGCAAGAGGATTTTCTTGAGGATATGAAGAGATTTAAGTATGTCAAAAGACTTTTAAAAAAATATAAAAATAGTGGAGATCTCAAATCTCATTTATTGCTTAATCATTTTATTATTTTATATAATGTATTTGATGATGCTGCAACTCCACTATTGTTTTATAAGATAGACAGGGATCTTTGGGAAGTATTGAAAAGTTTTATGATGTTTTTGGGTAGAGTTCCTGAGTATCCAAAATCAGTAATAAATGATATTCATCCAGATATCGATTGTCTATCGCAACTTCAAAAACTATGAACTTAGAAAAAATAATAAATATTATTAAGAACATTCGTGAAGATGCACCAACCATGTCATCGGGAACTGGCGGATTTACTTCTGCTGCAAATGCAAGTGGACCTGTTGCTGGATATGATAAACCAATAGATTTTAGAACTCGTTTGGGTCAATCTATAAAAAAACAACCAATTGCTAGAAGAGAGGCAAAGAGAAATGGTCCCAACTAGCGACGTTAACACACTACTCATAGAACGTATCGAAAAGGTAGTAGAAATACTGCAAGAAAACTCGATTAAGATGGGTCAACTACTTGCAGTTCACAATGAGAAGTTGGAAAAGCAAGATCAAGTAGACGGAGTTCTTTTTGAAAAAATAGATAGTCTTCATCGTGAAGTAACACGCAAGTCGGACGAAATAAAAAAAGGATGTGAAAGAGATATTATGAAGATAGATGCTAGACTTAACGCAATCGAGAAAAAAATTTGGTCCTTATTTGGTGGAATTGCTATAATCTCTTTCATCGTCAGTGGTCCAGGTCAATCCGTAATGAAAAATTTGATGCCACAACCTTCTGTGGAGAGGTTGACAAACTAGACTGGTTGGGGTAGAATGAGATACCTAAAACAAAATCATGAGTTTTATTGACGATAAATTTGTGGGAATGATTTCCTCAAGATTGGAAAAATTCAAAACAATAAAACCAGGTCTTTACAATTTCAGATGTCCACTTTGTGGAGACTCTAAAAAACAAAAATCTAAAGCAAGGGGTTATCTATATCAAAAAAAATCTGATCTAAATTATAAGTGTCACAACTGTGGTGCCTCATCTACTTTTGCATATTTCTTAAAGAGAATTGATGAACCTCTTTATAATGAATATGTCATGGAAAGATATAAGGGGGGATTGACTGGAAAAGGAACAGTGGTTCCAAATCCAAAACCAGTTAGAAAAAAACCAGAATTTTCTTATTCTATCTTTAAAGATCTTCCAAAGATTTCAGATCTAAATACATCACACCCAGCAAGACAATATCTTTCAAACAGAAAAATACCAGAACAATATTACTCAAAGTTCTATTACTCTGAAGATTTTAATCGCTGGTCAAAATCAAATAATACCTATAAAGAGTCTAGAATTGTTTTACCCCTCAAAACAAGTGAAGGAAAAGTATTTGGGTATCAAGGCAGGTCTCTTGATCCAAACACAAATCTTCGTTACATCACAACAATCTTGGATACAGAATATCCTAAAATATTTGGACTTGATAATATAAATCATGAAAAAGAAATCTATGTTACTGAAGGACCATTTGACTCACTCTTCTTATGCAACTCGATTGCTATGTGTGGATCTGACGTTTATCTTAGTAACTGGGGGATTGACAATCCTATTTGGGTCTATGATAACGAACCACGTAATGCTCAAATTGTCTCCCGATATGCTAGTGCCATCTCCAGAGGAGAAAGAATCGTTATTTGGCCAACTAGTATAAAGGAGAAAGATATCAATGATATGATATTATCTGGATATGATGTTCAAGATATTATCCGAAATAATACGTATCAAGGAATTAAGGCACAGTTAAAATTTACCGAATGGAAAAAAGTATGAGTAATGGAATTAAAGTCACAAAGCGTGATGGTAATATTCAATCTTTAGATTTGGAGAAGATGCATATAATGGTTGCTGAGGCGTGTGAGGGTCTCACTGGGGTGTCGGCGTCTCAAATTGAAATGCAATCGGGTATTCAATTCTATGATGGAATTTATACCTCAGAAATTCAGGAAATTCTAATTCGTTCTGCATCGGATCTTATCTCCTTAGATAACCCAAACTACCAATATGCTGCAGCAAGACTTTTACTTTTTACTATTCGCAAACAAGTTTTTGGTAGAATTAAAGAGTTTCCTACTTTGTCTCGCCATACAATGAGCGGTATTGATAATGGGATATATGATTCAGATCTTATTAAAAAATATAATCATGCAGAATATAATGAATTGAATAATTATATTGATCATGATAGGGACTTTATCTTCACCTACGCTGGACTTAGACAGGTAGTTGATAAATACTTAGTTCAGGATAGAAGCACTGGGAGAATTTATGAAACCCCTCAGTTTGCTTATATGCTCATTGCGATGACTATTTTTCAAGAGTATCCTAAAGAAACACGACTTTCATACGTTAAGAGATACTACGATGCAATCAGCAAACACAAAATCAACATCCCCACGCCAATTATGGCGGGAGTCAGAACTCGACTTCGCCAATTTGCAAGTTGTGTTCTGGTTGATATTGATGACACCCTCGATAGCATCTTTAGCAGTGATATGGCTATTGGCAAATATGTCTCTCAACGTGCAGGCATTGGTATCAACGCAGGTCGCATCAGGGGCATCAACAGTAAAATCAGAGGTGGAGAAGTTCAACATACAGGTGTTATCCCATTCCTCAAAAAGTTTGAATCAACTGTTAGATGCTGTACACAGAACGGGATTCGTGGTGGAAGTGCTACTGTCCACTTTCCAATCTGGCATCAAGAAATAGAAGATATTTTAGTTCTTAAGAATAACAAAGGCACTGAGGATAATAGAGTTCGTAAACTTGATTATTCAATTCAACTTAGTAAAATTTTCTATGAAAGGTTTATTCAAGATAGTCAAATCACATTGTTCTCTCCGCATGATGTACCTGGACTATATGCTGCTTTTGGGACAGACCAATTTGATGATTTATATGTTCAATATGAAAACAATTCGTCCATTCCGTCGAAAACTGTTAAGGCACAGGAACTCATTCTTAGTCTCCTCAAAGAACGTGCTGAGACAGGTCGTATCTATATCATGAATATCGACCACTGCAACTCTCACTCATCCTTTAAGGATAAAGTTGAGATGAGTAATCTTTGTGTTTCTGGTGATACAAAGATTAAAATTAAATATCCAAAAGCAATATGTGATGATATTGGAGAGATTTATGATTGGAAAGTGTATGAAGAAGAAATTGAAATTGAAGATCTGGATGAATATATTAGTTCCAGAGAAATTAGAATTATGTCTTATAAAGTAAGTGATGATGATCCCTGTGATGATGTTCCTCAAATAGAAGTTCTTTCGTATAACACTGAAACTAATCAACAAGAATGGAAACCAATTACTGCATTTGCAGAAACATCACCAAAATCAAAGGTAATGAAAATTACTGATGAAGAAAGTGGTAAGAGTATTGTAGTTACACCAGATCACAAAGTATTCACTAAAAATCGTGGATATGTAATGGCAAAAGACCTAACTGAAACTGATGAACTGGTGATAGTGAATAGAGATATGATTTCTTAATGTTATAGGAAGTGTAATGTCTATATTTTATAAATAGTTATGAGATTACACTTCCTATTATGAAAACATATATTGTGTATAAAATTACCAATACAAAAAACGGAAAACTTTACATAGGAAAAACTGAATATTCTTTGGAGCACCGTTGGAGTCGTCATTTATCGTCAGCAAGAAATGGTTCTAGATTTAGATTTCATTCTGCTATTAGAAAATATGGTGAAGATTGTTGGGATTTATCTGTGATTGAAACTTATCAAACAGAAGATGAAAATTTTATCAACGAAAAAGAATCACATTTCATCAAACTTTTTGAGAGTGATACTAAAAAAGGTTATAATGCTACTTCGGGTGGAACTGGTGGATGGATGCTTCCTAGATGTTCGCAACAGGTTCAGGAAGAGTGGAAAAACAATATCTCTATAAGAACTACTGGTTACAATAATCCAAACTATTCTGGACTTACTGATGAACAACTTATAGAGATAGGAATAAAGTTTGCTCAAAAATATGGATTTATTGGCGGAAGAAAAAGAATAGTTGAGTTTGCTCTTAATGAATTGAATGTAAAGTTTCCAAAACATTTCTCCAAAAACAGATTTGGAGGAAATCATCAAAACTTTTATAAATGTATTGAAGAACAAACTGGATTGGTGTATAATCCTTATTATAGAGACGAAACTCAAATAAAACTTGCCAAACAACTTTTAGAACAAAACAGGAGAAAAAAATGCTAAAGATTGAATATCTTGAAGAAGAAATCCCAGTATATGATATTACTGTAGAAGGAACTCATAATTTCTTCGCAAATGATATTCTTGTCCATAATTGTCAA